GGAAGCTCGAGCGTTCATTTCAAAAACAAAACTTACACCGCTAAAGTCACAAACAAAGCGGTGGATGACATGATAAAAGATCCGGATAGATGATGAAACCTATAACGCACAAAGCGTCAAACTATCATAAGCGTCAACAGTTGGATAACCCAATAGTTATAAAGACAGAGTTGCAAGATGGTATTGTCGCTGAGGCGAATATAGATGGAACAATATACGTCGATCAAAAAGCGTCTCCAGCAAAAGTTAGGGAAGCTGTAAAACACGAAAAGGTTCACCTTGAGCAAATGTCTCGAGGTGATCTTTCTTATGATACCCAGAACGTTTATTGGAGAGGTAAAATCTACAGTAGAGAAAAAATGAACGAAGGCGCTAAATCTTTACCATGGGAAAAAGAAGCGTATAATCGAACTAAAAAATGAAAAGCACACCTATCACAAGCAAGGCCTCTAAATCGCCGTTGAAATACGGAGAGGAGAAGAAATCATCTTCAACTAGCTCTAGCACCACGTATGAAACAGACGCTAGTGGTAATGTATTTAAGGTTGACAGAACTAAGTCAGCTGGAGATCTAGTTAGAAACGCTGGTCAACCAGCATCAAACGTTCCAACCGCGTCTAGCGGCGGTGCGAAAGCAGCCGATGCTGGAAAGTACATAGCCGGCTTGAAGAAAAGATTTCCAAATGCTACAGGTGAAGAACTAAGGTCTAAGGGTTATATATCAAGCTCTTATGTAGATCAATTTCCAGCCGCTAAAGCTGAATCCAGCAATTCAAGCAGCACTCAATCAAGCGAGAGTGAAACAAAAACTCCCGTAATGAGACCAGCTGTCGAGGGCAACAAAGGAATGGAGACAGACACTCGTTGGAACTGGCAGCAAAAAAATATAAACAGAACACAAGAAAGTCAGCGTAGATCAAACCGTAAGCAAGCGCGCGCTGATATGAAATACTTAGAGTCTCAGGGTCTTGTTGAGAAAACAGGTGGGATTGGTAGAGGAAAAGGATATGCGTTAACCGAAGCTGGTAAGGCAGATGCTAATGCTTCTAAAAGATATGATCTAAACCAAGCTGATATCTTCGGTGTGGATCAAACTAGATTCACCACTGATGAATCTGGAAACGTCACTGGAAGAAACGCTTCTTACAACCCACAGGATTCTAGAAAGAATAGAGCTCAAACTGGTTCTTACGACCCTAACGACAACTATAGAGAAGCTAAACCAGAAGAACAGTGGAATGTCAATAGACACGGCGACTATGGTAATACAACAACGTCTTCTAGTTCTTCTGATTCTAGAGCTGAGTCCTCTACAATGTTTGGCAACACACCAGAACAAAAGATTGAATTACCAGCGAAAACAGCTCAAGTGCCAACTGTTTCTGAACCAAAAATGGAAATTAAGAAGCAGATGCCACAAGAGCAGACTTACGATGGTGGTCAACTAGGTGAAGTAGAGGTTGTGTCAAGCTACAGTGAACCTGATTTCTCTGAAAAACCAATACTCGGTTCAGAAGGATCTTCTAATATGATCTCAAAAGCGTTAACGCAGGGTGCTTCTAGATTGAGAAATCAAGCTGCGCCAACACCGACTTCGGGTAGATACCAGTCAAGAGGCAATATGGAGGCTATAGACCAGGAGGAAACGCCTCTACAGATGAAGTACAAGCACAACCCAAGAATGATGTATAGCGACAGTCCTGCTAAAATGTGGGGTGCTGAAAAGGTACAAGCGCAAGCCAAAATGGTTGGTGACTTCAAATCGTCTACAGCAGGAAAACCTATAACAAAGGCTGCTTCTGGACCGTTCAAAATGAAAGGATACAATAAGTAATGGCTAAGAAGTCTAACCCGTGCTGGACAGGGTACGAAGCCATTGGTATGAAGAAAAAAGGTGGCAAAAAAGTACCAAACTGTGTCCCTGTTACAAAGAGAGCTACAAGGAAATAAGATGGCATATACTCAGAACTCGCCCTTCTTGATGAAGAAAACAACAAAGGGTAAAGGAAGAACATTTCGCACTACAGAAGAAGGTGCTGGTATGACCGAAAAGGGCGTGGCTCAATACAGAAGAGAAAATCCCGGTAGTAAGCTGAAAACAGCCGTAACAGAAAAGAACCCAACAGGAGAAAGAGCCGCGAGAAGAAAGTCGTTTTGCGCTAGATCGAAGGGATGGACAGGTGAAAGAGGTTTGGCCGCACGTCGTAGATGGAATTGCTAAAAAGCAAGTAAAAAACAATGGCAAGAATAAGTACTTACGCATTAGAGACATCGATACAGAACGATGATAAACTTTTAGGTACGGATGGTTCTACTGGTGCTACCAAGAACTTTCCGCCAAGTGCCATAGCTTCGTTTCTAAACAATACGGCGTCTATAGGTATAAATAGACAAACAAGTCTAAGATTTACGGTAGAGCAAGATCCAACATATTTAACATATGGCTCGATGTTCTTACCGGAGGGATCTGGTGACCTAAACATGTCTAACATAACCAAACTAGGCGTAAGTATCTACAACTTCGCTCTTCAGCGCCACAAGGCGCTTTTTAATTACGCCGTTGGTAATAAACTTTGGTTGTTTTCATTTAACGATCAAGAGTCTTTTGTAAACTATAAAGTATTATCTATAGAGGACCATGCCGAATTACGTGACTTTGTTGTTTTAACATTGGAATATGTAGAGGGTGCTGGTACTCTAGTTGATACAACTATTTACGGTTTAGCTGTAAACCCAAATGATTCAGATAAAACATATTCAACTGGATCTCAGTTTCACAACGCTTCGTCACAATGGGTCATAAACCACAATCTTGGTAAAAACCCATCCGTTACGATACTATCATACGATACCAACGAACAGGTAGAAGCACAAGTTACACATAACAGTGTAGATTCTTTAACTATAACCTTCGCTGAGCCATTTGCGGGCACAGCTATTTTAAACTAAAAACCCTTAAAAGATGGCTATTAAGTATCTATCTAGTCTAGACCTTTCAGGTTTAGAGCTAAAAAAGCTGAGGATTGAAAACTTCAGCACCGTTAACGAGCCCGCAGGTTTAGCTGCAGGTCATGTTTATTTCAACACCACCGACGGTAAGTTAAACGTTTTCGATGGTACAAATTGGAATGAAGTTGGATCCAGTTTGATTGCTGGAGATGGTATCAGTGTCGCCGCTGATGGAGTAACAGTTAGTGTTGATAACTCTGTTATAAGAACATCTGGAGATCAGAGTATAAACGGTGTGTTAAGCACAACGGGAATGATCATTGATGGTGACCTCACTATCAAGGGTGATTATGTCATGACAGCTCCAGAAACTGTTGCTATTCAGGACAACATTATCTTGTTGAACTCTAACGTTAAGGTTGACGAACAAGCTAGAGAGGACGCTGGTATAGAGGTTAACAGAGGCGGTAGCGAAGGTGGAAACTTATCTCTGTTCTTGCGAGAGGAGGGTCCAGATAGTAGATGGGTATTCACGCTTCCTGACTCTTCAGTGAACGTTATCCCAGTACCATCTGAGTACAACAACTATACTTACGCGATCTCAACTGTTGCTGGAGCTGACTCTTCTCAAGTTAAGATTAGACTTGCTGGCGGCGGCGTTAACGATGATGTCGTAATTAAGGCTGGTAATAACGTAACCGTATCTCAAGCTTCTGACGTTATAACGATTAACGCCGTACAGAGAACAAATAATGAAATCGAAGACTTAGCTGGTGGTTTGATTGCCGGTGCGTCTCTATATGGACTGTCCGCGGCTTACACTACGTCTAACAATACCTTGGCGATGTACACGGATGTGTACCACGCTAGTAGAGTTATAGTTGGTACCGCTGAACCTTTCGTTTACAACGTTGCTGATTGGAATAACACTCTTCCTCTTTCTGTGACTCTATACGAACTCGATGGTGACAGAGCTATACTTGTTCATACTGACGTTGTTCACAATAGAGCTACAAGAGAAATCACATTCACAACCGTGGCTGACGTACAATACGATCTACTTATTATCGGTACGAGAGCCTAATAGTAAAAATTAGGATAAGATGGCAATAAAGTTCATAGGTGACATTGATGTTCTGGGGTCTCACAATCTTGAGGCCTCAGACATCCCTAGTCTAGACGCCGCTAAAATAAATAGCGGAACATTCGCTACGGCACGTATACCGAACTTGTCAGCATCTAAAATAACGAGCGGCACGTTTGATGTCGCTCGTATTCCTAGTTTAGCGTCTCTTTATACAACGGTAGATTATTTTACTCCAGTATCTAAGAATCAAGAACCTAATGGTTCTTTCATCATAGATTTAACCGAAGGCCACAATTTTTTGTTGTCTCCAGCTGGATCTTGGGCACTTAATGTTATTGTCCAAGCAGGTAACGTTGGTCAATCTGGCACTTTCATTATTGTTAACAGAGATGTTACAGCACCAGAAGCGTTACCTTCTAATTTAAAAACACCAAATGGAGATTCTATAGCTTGGCAAACAGATGCTGGCGACGTTTCAATCATGTCGTACTTCGTTGTCGATAGAGACACTGTGTTAGTAAATTATATTGGTAACTTCGGTTAATACAAAGCTATGCCTGGTTTTGGTTTTTGGGAAATATACAAGTGGAACACGTCAACTTCTACAAACACATCTAGAAATACTTCTAAGAATACTAGTTCTAACACTGTAACGGTTTGGGATACCCAAAAATCAACTACAACCACTTGGAATACGTCTACTAGCACAACAACTGTTTTCGAAACGGCTACTAAGACTAAAACTGCTTGGATAACTTATTGGGACACCGAAGCAGAAACAACAACCTCTTGGTCGACAAGCACTTCCACTACAACCACGTTTAATACATCTACGTCAACAACTACGGCGTTTAATACATCTACGTCGACTTCTAAGTCTACAACAACAACGTGGGAGACGAGTACAACCACTACAACGGAGTGGCAAACGTCTACTATTACCATAACAAAATTCGACACATCAACATCGACGTCTAGGTCTACAACGACTACCTGGGAGACATCTCATAGTACTACAACTACTTGGGTTACTAGTAAGTCAACTACAACTACATACCACACTAGTCATAGTACGACAACAACGTGGGTGACATATTGGGAAACCGCCACAAAAACCACGACTTCTTGGACGACAAGCATAACCACAACGACGTCTTGGAATACATCAACTAGCACAACGACCTCGTGGATTAGCTACTTTAACACATCTACAAGTACCACAACTACTTGGGAGACTGCTACAAAAACAAATACTACGTATAGTACTAGCCATAGTACAACCACTACATTTACGACTACATGGCAAACGAGTCACAGCACGACTACCACATACAGTACTAGCCATAGCACGACAACCACGTTTAGCACGTCTCATTCAACAACCACTACATGGACAACTAGTTATAATACTAGTAGATCAACCACGACTACCTGGGAAACAGCTACAAAAACTGTTTATACGTTTAACACTAGTCATTCAACTACTACAACGTATACAACATACTACAATACGTCAAAGTCAACTACTACCACGTGGGAGACAAGTCATAGTACTACTACCACCTGGCAGACATCTCACAGCACTACCACTTCGTGGACAACGTATTATAACACGAGTAGATCTACAACAACCACCTGGGAAACAGCTACAAAAACTACAACCACGTGGAACACTAGTCATAGTACAACAACAACTTATACTACTACGTATAATACGACTAAATCTACAACAACAACGTATAATACCAGTCACAGTACTACTACCACATACAGTACGAACCACACGACGACGACGTCTTGGACAACGTACTATAATACAACTAGAAGCACTACCACGACTTGGGAAACTGCTACTAAGACTAAAACGACTTGGAATACTAGCCATAGTACTACCACCACCTATACCACGTATTATAACACATCTAAGTCCACAACGACGACTTGGAGCACTAGTCATTCAACAACCACAACTTTTAGCACGAGTCATAGTACTACCACGTCGTATACTACTTATTACAATACAAGTAGAAGCACTACAACAACGTGGGAAACGGCGACAAAAACTACAACCACTTGGACTACAACGTGGCAGACTAGCCACAGTACAACCACCACTTGGTCGACTTCGCATACCACTACCACAACGTATAACACAAACCATTCTACAACCACTTCTTGGACTACGTATTACAATACGAATAGAAGTACTACAACAACGTGGGAGACGGCTACTAAGACCACAACTACTTGGAACACTAGTCACTCAACTACAACCACGTATACAACGTATTACAATACTACTAGGAGTACGACGACAACGTGGAGTACTAGTCACTCAACGACTACTACTTGGGTAACATCGCACAGCACGACGACCTCGTGGACAACTTACTATAACACAAACAGATCCACGACAACTACTTGGGAGACAGCAACCAAAACAACAACCACTTGGACCACGACGTGGAGCACTAGTCATTCTACTACCACTACTTGGAGTACTAGCCATTCAACGACTACGACATACAATACTAGTCACAGTACGACTACGACATATACTACAACCTGGTCAACATCTCATAGTACTACAACAACGTTTAGTACTAGTCACTCAACCACAACAACGTACGCGACAAGCCATAGCACAAACAGGTCTACGACGACCACCTGGGAGACTGCTACTAAGACTACAACTACGTGGAACACGAGTCACACTACGACTACTACATGGACGACATATTACAATACGAGTAGATCTACTACAACAACTTACAGTACTAGTAGATCAACAACGACAACTTGGGATACTAGCCATAGCACTACAACAACTTATCCAACAGCCATAGATACGATAACAACTTGGACTACAACTTGGGTTGTAAACACGTTGAGATCAACATCTAAGTCCACAACAACAACTTGGACTACAACTTGGCAAACCAGTAGAGCAACAAGTAAGTCGACGAGTAGATCAACGTCTAGAGCAACCAGTATATCAACAACTACTAGCTTACCAGGTGGCGAATGTTACTCATACTACATAATCTTAGATAGAGAACCGGTTATACTAAGCTACACAGATTGTGATGGAAGATACGTGGAGTTCGAACTTGCTGAGCCAGAATTCTTTGTTGATTGTGCAAGAAAGGGTTCTGTTTCGATACGTGGAGCATATAGAGATATAGTACAATTAGATTTGTGCGGTGAGTATTCTGGTGGTGAAACTAGTACGACCACAGCTTGGAATACCACGTACACAACGACTTGGACAACGTCATTTACCACTTACTTCAATACTAGCGTATCTACGAACAAGTCTACTACTACGACATGGAATACTACTGTTGCCACGACGTACTCAGCATCTACGTCTACTAGAACGAGAACAACTTGGAACACTAGTCATTCCACAACGACTAGATACTCAACTAGTAAGTCTACAACCACTACTTACAACACGAGTCATTCAACAACGACCACGTGGCAGACCAGTCATAGCACATCTAAGACAACGACTACTACGTATTCTACGTCTACTATAACCGTAACGGTTTGGAACACTAGTAAGAGTACGACTACAACATGGACTACAACTTATAATACTAGTAAATCTACTACAACAACATACAATACAAGTAAGTCTACCACTACTACGTACAACACATCTAAGAGTACAACTAAAAGTACAACCACAACGTACAGCACTAGTAAGTCAACCACTACGACGTACAATACTAGCAAGAGTACAACAACGACTTACAATACAAGTAGATCAACATCGACTATAACTGTTACAACCTGGAATACTAGCCAAAGTACCACGACAACTTGGCAAACTAGCCATGGAACTTCTAAGTCAACGACAACGTCTTACAACACAAGTAAGAGTACTACGACTACTTACAATACATCTAAGAGCACTACAACAACATGGCAAACAAGCCATTCTACTAGTCATACTACAACTACAACATATAGTACTAGCACTATAACTGTAACGACGTGGAACACGAGTCAGAGCACCACAACAACATGGCAGACTAGTCACGGAACATCTAAATCCACTACAACTACGTATAGTACTAGTCATACTACGACCACGACTTATAATACCAGCAAGAGTACAACGACAACGTACAATACTAGTAGATCAACGTCTACTATTACTGTGACGACATGGAACACAAGTAAAAGCACAACTACCACTTGGCAAACGAGCCATGGTACAAGCCATAGTACTACAACAACATATAACACCAGTAAGTCTACTACAACAACGTATAATACCAGTAAGAGCACAACTACGACGTGGCAAACAAGCCATTCAACAAGTCATAGCACGACGACAACTTATTCAACGTCTACTATTACTATTACTACGTGGAATACAAGCCAGAGTACGACCACAACTTGGCAGACAAGTCATGGAACGTCTAGGAGTACAACAACGACATACAGTACTAACCACTCTACTACCACAACGTATAGTACTAGCCACTCTACGACAACTACGTGGCAGACGAGTCACAGTACTTCTCATAGCACCACTACAACATACTCCACCTCAACCATAACGGTGACTATTTGGAGCACCAGTCAGAGCACAACTACAACCTGGCAGACAAGCCATGGCACTAGTAGATCAACGACCACTACGTATAATACAAGTACAACGACAGTTACGTCTTATAATACTAGCAAGTCTACTACAACAACGTGGCAAACTAGTCATAGTACTTCTCATAGTACTACAACCACGTATTCTACAACGACTGTAACCGTTACCACGTGGAGTACTAGTATGAGTACAACTACTACTTGGGTAACTAGCCATAGCACGTCTAAGTCTACGACTACTACGTATAATACAAGTACAACGACAACTACGACCTACAATACGAGTCATAGTACTACAACAAAGTACAACACAAGTAGATCAACCGAGAAGGAAACGACAACGACATACGAAACATCTCACTCAACGGTGACCACGTGGAGTACAAGCCAAAGCACAACTACAACTTGGCAGACAAGCGTTTCAACAAGTAAGTCAACAACTACAACTTGGTCAACGTCTAAAGAGACTATAACCAGTTGGACAACGTCTACTATTACGATAACTACTTGGACAGTATCAACGTCAACGTCTAAGTCAACAACCACGACATATAACACTAGTCATAGTACGACGACCAGTTTTAACACGTCAACATCTACAACGACAACGTATAACACAAGTACGTCTACGACGACTAGCTGGATAACAACGTGGAACACGTCTAGAGAGACAACTACAAAGTGGACAACGTCAACAAGTACAAGGACTACATACGCTACTAGCGCATCTACCACCACTACTTGGGTTACGACGTGGGAAACATCTAAAAGTACTACAACCACTTGGCAGACTTCTAAAAGCACAACAACCACGTGGACAACAAGCGTTGTTACTGTTACAAGATGGACAACTAGTACTTCAACAAGTGTGAACACTGTAACTACCTGGGAGACAAGTGTACAGACAACCACCACTTGGCAAACATCTACATCTACTACAACGACTTTCCAAACTCAAACTATAACACTTACTTCTTGGACGACAACTTGGTCTACCACGTTTAGTACGACAACTACTTGGGAGACAACGTTCTATTATTAAGAAAATAAGCATATATTTGAATAACATTTAACTTAAATAAAATATCCAATGGAAATGTTTAACGAGAACGTCGCTAAGCAGAGGATAGGGTCTCTAAAGAAAAGTAAGGCCCTAGACCCTCTTCGCGATGTTGAAAGATACTTCTTGCGTCAAGTTAAGAAGTATAACATAGAGACTAGCTACGATGTGTTAGCTCAGGAGATACCGTATTTTAGAACATTTGCGTATACAGAATACGCTACTTGTTTTATGATACACCCTCTCAATCTGGACTTTAGACTTACGCAGATTATGGATGCGTATGATGATAAAGATATAGATGAATCTAAAGTTATTGACTTCGCTTCTTATTTTAGATCAAACATTGAGAAGAACATGTCTAATAAGTACCAGGATAGAGGTACTGATTTCTCAAGGTACAGAGAGGTTGATAATCTAGTAGTGTTACCTGGGTCAAACAAATTAAAGTCAAACACTTGTTTGAATAAGTTGATCCACATCAAAAAGCTACACGGCGACAACGTATATTTTAAACCCCACCCGATCACGACTCACACTGTAATAGGTGAGATAAAAGATCAATTCGGAGAGGAGTTGATATTGCCTAGGGATATAGACATGTATCACTTCATGCAGAAAGCTGATAAGGTTTACACTACTCACATTAGTGAATCAGCTATGTACGCAGCGTGTCTTGGAAAAGAGATTGAACCAATCGACGTTTATAATAACGTTGAGCGAGGGTCTTTTTACCACGTCAATAAATTTCTGTTTGAGCATAGAGATAATCCAGAACCTTGGATCAACAAGACTTTATCCAGTCCTAAGTCAGGTATTATTTGCCCGCAAATAGAAGAAAACTGGAAAGAGAAACTTGACTCTTATTTGGAGTACATGACCACTAAGAGAGAAAAATACAAGGATTGGTTTATTGAAGTAAGAAAAAAGAAATAATGAAGCAGGGTAAAGTTTGGGGCTTCACTGAAGACATATTTCAGAAGCACAATTTCGAGATCCATAGAATAGAAATCAACAAAGGTGGTTTTTGTTCTACACATAAGCACAACAACAAGTTCAACGCTTTTTACATGGAGTCTGGCACTCTAAAGATTAAGGTTGAGCAAAAGGCTTACGAGCTAACAGACGAGACCATCGTCAATAAGGGTGAACTAACTATAGTTAAACCCGGTTTATACCACTCTTTTGAAGCACTAACAGATTGCGTTTGCTATGAAATTTACTGGACTGAATTGGATCACGACGATATTGAAAGGAAAACAGTCGGCGGGACCATCTAAAAAATACCAAGAATACATTGATCAATATAAGATCATGCATGAGGAGCAGGGTTACACTGGTTTGGTAAATATAAGCCCGACTTATAGATCCAAGGAGCATATTAAAGAAGCTCTTGATAAATACAAATGTGTTTCCATGCTTGATTATGGGTGCGCATCTGGAGTACAATACGAAAAAGGATTGCTACATGAATACCTTAATGTTGAAATTGGTTTATATGACCCAGCTGTTGAGAAATATAACGTTTTACCAGATGGAGTTTACGACGCTGTTCTTTGCTACGACGTATTAGAGCATATTCACGAAGAAGATTTAGATTACGTTTTGAATCGAATATTCTCAAAGGCATCTAAGCTTGTTCTGATAAAGGTTGGTTTAGCGCCAGCTGTAGCTACATTACCAAACGGTGAAAACGCTCACTGTACTGTTAAAAAGTTAGATTGGTGGGCGGAAAAAATAAAGTCTTGCAGAAACAAAGACATACCAGTCCTACTGAACAACAAAACCTGGGTTTAAAATGAACATAGAGTCAAATACAATCTATGATAATATAACGTCTGGGGACGGTTTATTTTTATTTGCTGGACCATGTGTAGTGGAGAATAAAGAAATGCCACTAGAGATCGCCAGGGTTGTTTCTAGCATATGTAAAAAGCATAATATTCCTTATGTTTTTAAAGCTAGTTACAAAAAGGCTAATAGATCTAGAATAGACTCGTTCACCGGTATCGGCAACTTTGAAGCTTTAAACGCTATAGACGAGGTCCGCTACACGCTAGGTGTTCCAACCATGACGGACGTTCACTCAGTTGAAGAAGTTGAAATGGCTTCTGACTTTGTAGACGTACTTCAAATACCGGCGTTTTTGTGCAGGCAAACTGATTTACTATTAGCCGCTGGTGAATCTGGGAAGATAGTCAATATAAAAAAAGGACAATTTGTTTCACCAGAAGCAATGAAATTTGCTGTTCAGAAAGTCATGTCAACTGGCAATGAGAACGTGCTTATAACGGAAAGAGGCATGACGTTTGGTCCCTCTGATCTCGTGGTTGACTTTAGAGGTTTCCCAGTAATGAAGAATTACGCTCCTCTAGTTTACGACGCGACACACTCGCTGCAACAACCTAACACGTCATCTGGTGTAACTGGTGGTCTACCACACCTAATAGAGACTATGGCCAAAGCAAGTGTAGCCGCTGGAGCTGATGGTCTTTTTATAGAGACACACCCGAATCCATCTGAAGCACTTAGTGATGGAGCAAACATGCTGGAACTAAGCAAGTTGGAAGATTTGTTAATCAAGTTAAATAAAATAAAATCAGCTTTAAAATGAAAATAACAAAGAAACAAAGAGAGATTTTAGACTCTGTTAGATCTCGTCAAAATAAGTTGAAAAGCGAAATTGGCGGTTTATACATTGCTAAATACTCACTACAGGAAAGAATTGACGAGCACATGGACCAACTTAAGGAAACCACCGATGAGCTTCGCGGCGTCATGGGTGAGCTTGTTGAAAAGTATGGTCATGGTTCGCTGGATTTAGAAACCGGTGAATACATTTTAGATGAAAAATCAAACTAGACTAATAAGAAAAATAACCATCGGTAGAGACTATAAAGTTGATGCGATGCATTACTCTGTTGGCCAAGAAGTATATGGTGGTCATTGTATATGTGATATAACAGAGGATCCAGACAAGTTTACTATCTTCATTCAAAAGAGTGATGAAATTATACCTTGGAAGGAGTTTAATAAAAATATGGGCATAGCCATAGAATACAATCTAGAATACTAATGAGATCAATATTTAACTTCGTAATAAGACCAAAAGAGTCTAGAAAAACGAACGTTAAGAAGATTGGTGATTCGGAATTATTACTTAGCACTGATCTTCAAGATCATAAGTATGTAAATAGAGTTGGTATAGTCATTGGTATACCAGAACTTGGTTGTGCAGGTGTTAAACCAGGTGATGAAGTGATAGTGCATCATAACGTGTTTAGACGCTTTTACGACGTTAGAGGTAACGAAAAAAATAGTGCGGCATACTTCAGTGATGATGCATATATAGTTGCTCCAGATCAAGTGTACATGTTTAAGCGTGATGGAGATTGGAAGCCACTAGATGGTTTCTGCTTTGTGAAGCCAATAAAGTCATTTAATGAAAAATGGACGCCAAACGAAGAACAACCGCTGATGGGTGTTTTAAAACATTTGGATGATCTACTTATTAGTAAAGGACTAAGCAAGGAGGACGTTGTTGGATTCACGCCTAGGAGTGAGTATGAATTTATTATAGACGGAAATAGAATGTATAGAGTTCCGTCTTCAGATATTGCTATTAAATATGAGCGTACAGGAAACGAAAAGGAATATAATCCAAGCTGGGCACAAGGCAGTTGAGGAGCTTATAAAAGTGGCTGAAGAGAAAATCATCACTAATACGGATGATGACGTTTCTGCCGATAGGTTAAAGAACGCCGCAGCAACCAAGAAATTAGCTATTTTCGATGCTTTTGAAATACTATCTAGGATACAGGAGGAAGAAGCTAGGCTTGAAGATAAGCCTATAGAAAGGGAAGAAAAACAAGCCTTTAAAGGTTTCGCTGAAAGAAGATCTAAGTAATGTACGAACAAACTCTATATAAAATAGTAGAGCCAATAAAGCTCAACACTATAGCTAGACTAAACAAGTCTAAGAGTTGGAAGTATGGTTACAACAAAGAACACGACGTTGTTGTTATAAGCAAATCTGGTCAAATAGGTGAGGTATACGAAATACAAAACCTAAAGATAGCTTTACCAAAGGTTGAAAAACCAGTAAAATTCGATTCTGGAACTTGGGAAGTATCTGAATATCCAAAACAACTAAGTTCTATAAAGACGATATTTGACTGGAGAAACACGGATGACAGTTTTAAAGCCAAGTGGGAAGACTATATAGACGAAGAGTTCAACAGGCGTGAAAATGGATTTTGGTTTGAAAACAAGGGTATACCAACATACATAACTGGCACACATTACATGTACCTGCAGTGGTCTAAAATAGACGTTGGTAACCCTGATTTTAGAGAGGCAAATAGGTTGTTTTTTATTTTCTGGGAAGCCGTAAAAGCTGACAGTAGAGCATATGGAATGTGCTACTTAAAGAATAGACGTAGTGGTTTTTCTTTTATGGCTTCTGGTGAAACGGTTAATATGGCTACTATATCTAGTGATGCTAGATTTGGTATACTTTCTAAAACGGGTTCTGACGCTAAAAAAATGTTTACAGATAAGGTTGTGCCAATATCTGTTAACTACCCATTCTTTTTTAAACCTATCCAAGATGGTATGGATAGACCTAAAACAGAATTAGCGTATAGGGTTCCTGCTTCTAAACTAACTAGAAGATCTATATCTAGCTCTGAAACTCGAGAAGAACTTGAAGGTCTTGACACCACTATAGACTGGAAGAACACAGGTGATAACTCGTATGACGGTGAGAAACTTAGATTACTAGTACATGACGAAAGTGGAAAGTGGGAAAAACCTGACAACATCTTAAACAACTGGCGTGTTACAAAGACTTGTTTGAGACTCGGTAGTAGAATCATAGGAAAATGCATGATGGGTTCTACTTCAAACGCGTTGGATAAAGGTGGTGATAATTTCAAAAAGCTTTATTACGATTCAGATGTTACACAGAGAAACAAAAATGGTCAAACTAGATCTGGACTTTATTCTCTGTTTATACCAATGGAGTGGAACTACGAGGGTTTCATAGATAAATATGGTCATCCAGTGTTTGACACACCAACCGAGGAAGTTGAAGGTCCGTATGGAGATTACATATATGAAGGCGTAATACAGCACTGGGAAAACGAAGTAGAAGGTTTAAAACACGACCAAGATGGTCTAAACGAATTCTATAGACAATTTCCAAGAACTGAAGAACACGCCTTTAGGGATGAGATGAAAAACAGCTTGTTTAATCTCGTTAAAATATATGATCAAATAGATCACAATGAAGGTCTTAAATCGTCAAACGTCATAAACGTCGGAAACTTCCAATGGCGTAATGGAATTAAGGATACGGAGGTTGTTTTCAATCCAGATAGAAATGGCAGATTTAAAATTTCATGGTTTCCACCTAAAAATCTGCAAAACAATGTAATTCTAAAGAATGGGATAAAGTATCCGGGAAATGAACACATTGGGGCGTTTGGATGCGACTCGTATGACATCTCTGGAACGGTCGATGGAAAAGGATCGAAAGGAGCTCTGCACGGGTTGACAAAGTTCTCTATGGAGGACGCGCCCCCTTCTACATTTTTTCTTGAATATGTCTCTAGACCTCAAACAGCTGAGATATTCTTTGAAGATGTTTTAATGGCCTTAGTATTTTATGGTATGCCTGTTTTGGCGGAAAATGCTAAGCCAAGGCTTTTATACCATATAAGAAGAAGAGGTTACAGGGGTTTCTCGATGAACAGACCTGATAAGAAATTTAATCAACTTTCTATAACAGAGCGTGAGATAGGTGGTATACCAAACACAAGTGAGGATATAAAACAAGCACACGCGGCGGCTATAGAAATGTATATAGAGAATCACGTTGGTTACAACCCTGCTAATGATACATTTGGCACTATGTATTTCAACGACACGCTCAATGATTGGGCTAAATTCGATATAAATAAAAGAACGAAGCACGATGCTTCTATTAGTTCTGGACTCGCTATAATGGCTTGTAATAGACATTTATACGCTCCAACCCAGAAAGTTGAAAAAGAAAAACTAAATTTAGGTATAGCTAGATATTCCAACAATGGCTATTCTTCAGAAATTATTAAGTATTAACCATGGCTGAATCAGTTGCAAAAAATTACTTTCCTAGCCAAGTAGCTAGTGACATTGAAAAAGCATCGGCAGAGTACGGTTTAAAAGTCGCTAAAGCTATCGAGCACGAGTGGTTTCGCAGAGATTCCGGCGTGAATAGGTTTTACAACAACCAAAACGTATTTCACAGCTTGAGGCTTTATGCTAGAGGTGAACAACCAATACAAAAGTATAAAGACGAGTTAGCGATAAACGGTGATTTATCTTACCTAAACCTAGACTGGAAACCAGTGCCGATTATACCAAAGTTTGTGGATATAGTCGTCAATGGTATTTCGGAAAGAATGTTTGATATAAAAGCTTTCTCTCAAGATCCAAATGGTGTTTCCAAGAGAACCAAGTATATGGAATCAATTTTGAGAGACATGGCCACTAAAGATCTCAATGAATTCGCAGCGGAAGCATTTGGTGTAAACTTATTTGAAAACAATAAAGAGGAATTACCAGGCGATAAAGACGAGCTAGAAGTGCACATGCAGTTAAATTACAAGCAGGGTGTAGAACTAGCCGAAGAGCAGGCTATAAGCGTTATACTAGAAGGTAATAAATACGAAAACATCAAGAAGCGCTTTAATTATGATCTCACTGTTCTTGGTATCGGCTGTGTTAAAGATACGTTCACTAAGAGCGAGGGTATCAAAGTGGAGTACGTTGATCCTGCCGATCTCGTTTATTCTTTTACTGAATCACCTTACTTCGAAGATATATACTACGTTGGAGAGGTTAAAACGGTTCCAGTAAATGAGTTGAAAAAGCAATTCCCTGACCTTAGTGACGAGGATCTTGAAGAAATAATGGGTCAAGGCGTTCAAAACACTAGAGCTTATAGTAGAGGAGCGTGGGAGAATAATGAGAAAGACGTGAATACCGTGCAGCTTCTCTACTTCAACTTCAAGACCTACGCAAACGAAGTATACAAGATAAAAGAGACGTCGACTGGAGCTAGTAAGATAATCATCAAGGATGATCAGTTCAATCCTCCAGCAGAGTTAGCGGAACAGTTTTCTAAAATATCTAGATCGCTAGAGGTGTTGTATGAAGGTGTTTTTGTACTTGGCACTGAGAAAGTATTGAAGTGGGAAATGGCTAAGAACATGCTTAGACCTAAGAGTGATTTCACTAAGGTTCGCATGAATTACAGCATTGTTGCCCCTAGAATGTATAAGGGTAGAATAGAGTCTTTAGTTTCTAGAATAACTGGTTTTGCTGATATGATTCAGCTTACGCACTTGAAACTACAGCAGGTTCTCTCTAGAATGGTTCCAGACGGTATATACTTAGACGCTGACGGTTTGGCCGAGGTTGATCTAGGTAATGGAACAAACTATAACCCACAGGAAGCATTAAACATGTTCTTTCAGACGGGTTCTGTTATCGGTAGATCCTTTACTTCAGAGGGTGATATGAACCCTGGTAAAGTTCCTATTCAAGAAATAACGAGCGGTTCAGGCGGTAACAAAATACCTCAGCTAATCAGTACTTACAACTATTATCTACAGATGATAAGAGATGTAACTGGTCTAAACGAGGCTAGAGACGCATCAACGCCAGCTAAAGATGCTTTGGTTGGAGTACAGAAACTTGCCGCGGCAAATTCGAACACGGCTACTAGACATATATTGCAAGCTGGTTTATTCTTAACAGTTGATATAGCTGAGAAAATATCACTTAGAGTATCAGACGTACTTGAGTACTCTCCAACTAGAGAGGCATTTATACAGATGATTGGCGCTCACAACGTGGCTACTTTAGAGGAAATCGCCTCTCTACATTTGTATGACTTTGGTATCTTTATAGATATAGCTCCAGATGAAGAAGAAAAGCAACTGCTAGAAAATAATATTCAAATGGCACTTGCTCAACAAACAATAGATCTAGAAGACGCTATAGACATTAGAGATATAAAGAATATAAAGTTAGCGAATCAATTGCTTAAGGTTAGAAGAAAACGCAAGTTGCAGCGGGATCAAGCTATGGCTCAGCAAAATATGCAAGCTCAAGCTATGGCGAATGCTCAGGCACAGCAAGCTACTATTCAAGCGGAAGCACAGAAGGTTCAGGTTGAAACTCAAAGTAAAGCTCAGTTGGAACAATTAAAGAGTCAACTGGCGGCACAAAGACTTGAGCAGGAAAAGCAAGCCAAGAAAGAACTAATGCAATATGAGTTTGAGATAAACATGAAGCTCAAGCAAATGGAGTCAGAAGTGTTTAAAAACAGAGAGAGCTATAAAGAGGATAGGAAGGACGATAGAACTAAAATCCAAGCTAGCCAACAAAGCAAACTCATAGAGCAACGCCAGCAAGGCGGTATGGCTCAAAATTTTGAATCAGCTGGTAACGATATAATTAGCGGCGATTTCAAATTAGGTTCTTTCGAACCTAAGTAATATATAAATTGTAGATTTTTTTAATATTTTATCTTATGAGTGAAGAAAACAATATCACACAAGAGCAACAAGATGACGGTGTCATCAGAGTTGATTTAAGAAACTTTAAACAGGAAGCCGAAGATGAAAACAGCGGTGAAGAGCTGCGGTTGCAGTCCGATGAAAATGTGCAGCAAGCACAGCAGCCCGATGAAGTGGAGTCCAGCAAAGATGTCGAAGAGTCCGTACAAGATGACGGAGAGCCCGCTGAAGAAGTACGGGTGCTCGAAGAAGTAGTTGGTGAAGAAGAACAAGCGGTTGAACACAAAGAAGAGTATGTCGTAGAAGACAAGCAATCAGAACAACCGGTTGAAGATAATAAAGTAGAGTTACCAGAGGGTATCGAAAAGCTAGTTAAGTTCATGAATGAAACTGGCGGTTCACTGGAAGACTACGTTAGATTAAATCAAGATGTATCCTCACTAGATGAGGTTCAGCTTTTGAAAGAGTACTACGCTCAAACAAAGCCACATCTCGATAGTGAAGAGATCGATTTCTTATTGTCGGATAATTTCTCCTACGATGAAGAACTCGACGATGAAAGAGAAGTTAAAAGAAAGAAACTGAAATATAAAGAAGAGCTGTCAAGCGCGAAAAAGTATCTTAACTCGATGAAGGATCAATACTACAACGAGATTAAGTCTGGATCAAGATTGACTCCCGATCAGCAGAAAGCAGTTGAATTCTTTAACCGTTACAACAAGGAGCAAGAACAGCAACAGGAAACGTTCAAGCAACAGCAAAGCCTATTCGTCGAAAAGACAAACCAGGTTTTCAACAGTGAGTTCAAAGGTTTTGAATACAGCGTTGGGGACAAGCGTTATAGGTTTAATGTGAAGAACGCGGCTGAAGTCAAAGACACTCAATCCGATATCAATAATTTTGTGAGAAAGTTTCTCAACAACGATAATACTATTGGTGACGCGAAGGGGTATCATAAAGCACTTTTCACCGCAATGAACGCTGATGCTATAGCTAATCACTTCTATGAGCAAGGTAAGGCTGATGCTATGAAAGATAGTATCTCCAGATCTAAGAACGTTGATATGCAGCCTAGAGGTCAACACGAGGGTGTTGCCAACGCTGGAGGCATAAAGGTTCGCGCAGTTAGCGGTGATAGTGGTTCAAAGCTTCGAGTTAAGTTTAAATAAGTACTAACAACTCTAAAAAAATATAGAACATGAGTTTTGCTACTGGTGGAGCATATCCTGCTGGATTGACTCCTTCTCCCACGAAAACGCTTTTTGATGGTAACTACCTTTCAATTGGCAACAATGATTTCAACTTCGCAAAGCAATTTTTGCCAGAAGTTTATGAAAAAGAAGTAGAGCGCTACGGAAACCGTACCGTATCTTCTTTCTTGCGTATGGTCGGCGCTGAAATGCCTATGGCTTCTGACGAAGTTGTATGGACTGAACAAGGTCGTCTACACGTTGCTTACGATGACGCTGTTATCGCTACTGCTAACGACAACACTGACAACACGATCAATATCACTGGTCACGCTATCCGCGCTAACCAAACTATCGTAGTTGCTTTCGGTTACGACACCGTTCGTGCTTTTGTTAAGAGTGTTTCTGCTAACTCTATCGAAGCTTACCCTTACGATGCTGCAACTTGGCCTAGCTCTTTCGTAGCTGCTACCAACCCTAAGTTGAAAGTATTCGTTTTCGGTTCTGAGTTCGGTAAAGGTGCTGCTGGTATGCAAGGGTCTATCGACGCTGGTTTCCAGAAGTTCAGCAACTCTCCTATCATCATCAAGGACAAGTACTCTATCAACGGTTCTGACACTGCTCAGATCGGTTGGGTTGAGGTTACCTCTGAAATGGGTACTTCTGGTTACTTGTGGTACCTGAAGTCTGAGCACGAGACTCGCGTTCGTTTCGAGGACTACTTGGAAATGACCATGGTTGAAGCTGAAAAAGCTGCTGTATCAATCTCTGACGCTTCTGGTGCTGACGTACGTGGTACTGAAGGTTTGTTCGCTGCTATCGAATCTCGCGGTTTGGTATTCAACGACCACGACTTCAACAACGCTACTGGTCTTACTGGTCTTGGTGAGTTCGATCTTATCTTGAAAGAGCTTGACAAGCAGGGAGCTATCGAAGAGAACATGTTGTTCTTGGATCGCGGTACTTCTTTGGCTATCGATAACATGTTGGCTCGCGCTAACTCTTACGGTGCTGGTGGTACTTCTTACGGAGTATTCAACAACTCTGCTGATATGGCGTTGAACCTTGGTTTCTCTGGATTCCGTCGTGGTTCTTACGACTTCTACAAAACTGACTGGAAATACTTGAACGACGCTGCGACTCGCGGTCTTACCGCTGACATCGATGGTGTATTGGTTCCTGCTGGTGTTTCTACTGTTTACGATCAAACCCTTGGTAAGAACATCCAACGTCCGTTCTTGCACGTGCGTTACCGCGCTTCTGAGGCAGATGATCGTCGCATGAAGTCTTGGATCACTGGTTCTGTCGGTGGTAACTACACTAGCGACATCGACGAGATGAACGTACACATGCTTTCTGAGCGCTGTTTGTGTGTTCAAGGTGCTAACAACTTCATCTTGTTCAAGGATACCGCTGCCTAACAACAGCATCCTATAGTAGTTGGGTCCCCGGTTCGCCGGGGGCCTTACTTACTACTTTTTAATTTTCATATATTATTTTATCATGGCAAAAAAAGAAACAATCGATCAAGGTTGGGAAATTAAAGATCGAGTATACTACTTGATTTCAAGAAAAAAACCGATCATCATGACGGTACCATCTAGGCACTCAGAGAAAAGACCTCTGTTGTACTTTGATGAAGCACTTGGTTACGAAAGAGAACTTAGATATGCTACTAACCAGCAATCCGTGTTTGTTGATGAACAAAACGGGAACGTCACGCTGGAGCACATCGTATTTAGAGATGGAACTTTGTTCGTACCAAGAAACAAACAAGCGTTGCAAAAGCTTCTTTCTTTATACCACCCACTAAGAGGTAGGGCATACGAGGAATTCGATGCTGTAAAAGAAGCTGTTGACGAATTGGATGTGATAGAACTAGAACTCGAAGCACTCAACCTCGCTAACGCGATGGATGTTGATTCTGCAGAAGCAATTTTACGAGTTGAGTTTGGATCTAAAGTTAAGGACATGACGTCTAAGGAAATCAAGCGTGATCTATTGATATTCGCTCGAAGACAACCAAACACGTTTATATCATTAGCGAAAGATGAAAACGTACAGATCAGAAACTTTGGTATTAAAGCGGTTGAAGCTAACATACTCAAACTAGCGGAAGATCAACGTACATTCCAGTGGGCAAGCAACGGAAGAAAGGTTATGACCGTTCCGTTCGATGAAAACCCATACTCAGCATTAGCTGCTTTCTTTAAAACAGATGAAGGTGTAGAGATCTATCAAAATATTGAGAAAAGACTCAAGTAATCACCGTAGGGAAAAGGGTCACCATACGGTGGCCCTTTTTACCTTTAAAACAAATCATTATGGCCGTTAGTGTAGATACTGTATATCAACGGGTATTAGCTATCCTCAATAAAGAGCAGAGAGGATATGTAACCCCAGAAGAATTTAACTTGTTCGCTAATCAGGTTCAGCTTGATTTGTTCGAACAATATTTTTATGACATCAACCAGTTTGGTCGGATGCACGGTAATGACACTGAGTATTCAGATATGCTTGACAATCTAAACGAAAAGATAAGTGTGTTTGAAAAAGAGACAAATTTGACTTATAGTAATAATGCTTATCAAATTCCGGGTGATTTATATAGACTAGGTACGGTTATAATTGATGCTTCTAATATTGAAGCTGAGAAAGTAGCTAAGAACGAGTTTCTTTACTACAATTTATCTCCCCTAACCAAACCGAAAAATACTAGACCAATATACGTTAGAGACGAAAGCGGCTTGAGAGTGTATGGTAATACCGAATATGTTACGACTGGCGACGTTAGATTAAACTACATAAAAAAACCAGCTAAAGTTATTTGGAACTACACAGACGTACTTGGTTATCCTCAATATACCGCAACTGGAAGTGTTGATTTCGAGGTACATCCTTCTGAAGAAACCGACTTGGTTATAAATATACTTGCCCTATGTGGCTTGATATTGAAAGATCCTCAGGTTTACCAGATAGCCGTCGCCGAAGAACAAAGAGACACAGCCGAAGAAAAAGCTTGATAAATGGGTTTACAGAATTACACAGAAAAAGACTACTACGAAAACGGAGATTTCGGTGGGTATCAGTTCATCTCTATGGATGATCTGGTAAACAACTTTATTATAGCCTACGTCGGTGAAGGAAAGACGATATCTAAGATAAAGAGAACTGATGTTGCATTCCACGCTCAGAGAGCAATGCAAGAACTTAGTTATGATACGCTGAGATCTGAGAAAACCCAGGAGATAGAAATAAGTCCAGCGTTGACCATGCCACTACCGCATGATTATGTCAATTACGTTAAGTTCACGTGGACAGACTCAAACGGTGTTGAGCATGTTATATATCCAGCAGCAAAAACCTCGAATCCAAAAGCTATACTTCAAGACAGTAATTACAAGTACTTGTACAATGGAGACAACTTGTTGTATGCTCAAGACTCTAATACGTGGGATAGATACAGCTCTAACGGTCCAGGGAACGCTTCTAACAACTCCGTTACATCAGAGGATCACGATAGCGCGTTCAACCTAGCTTATGGCCAGAGATACGGTTTAGATCCACAATATGCGCAAGATAACGGCACGTTCTTTATAGACCCAGTTAAGTCAACCGTGTATTTTAGTTCTGATATGGCTGGTAGAATAGTTACTATAAAGTACATAAGCGACGGCGTCGCTCTAGACGGTGAGATGCTAGTACATAAATTTGCTGAAGAAGCCATATATAAGCATATAGCTCACGCTATAATCTCAACAAGGTCAAATATGCCTGAGTATATAGTGGCCAGATATAAAAAAGAGAAGTTCGCCGCCGCAAGGCAAGCTAAGTTGAGGTTGTCAAATATTAAGCTTGAAGAAATCTCTCAAGTACTTAGAGGTAAATCAAAGCACATAAAACACTAAGATATGCCAGAAATGAAACGCGTCTTTACGTCTGGAAAGATGAACAAGGATCTGGACGAAAGACTTGTGCCAAATGGCGAGTACACAGATGCGCTTAACGTGCAGGTTGCAGCGTCAGAAGACAACAATGTCGGCGCTATAGAAAATGTACTGGGTAATCAGCTTAGAAACAGAAAAGACTCGTCTGGTGATTGGGCTTTTGTGCGTGATGCTGTTTGCATAGGTCAAATAAAGGTAGATAGTACCGATAAGATATACTGGTTTTTAACGAACGGCACTGTCCACGCTATAGCTGAATATGATCAATCGCTAGATTTAGTTAAGCCGGTTGTGGTAGACAAAAACAACGTGCTTAATTTCGATGATAAATTTCTTATAACTGGTGTTAACGTCATAGACAATCTTCTTCTTTGGACAGATGATTTAAACGATCCTAGAAAGATAAATATAGACACATTTAAGTCCGGTAGTATAGACTTTGATACACACACGGTTGTTTACACTAGGCCTTTCACAGCTGCCGACGTCGCAGTCATAAAGAAAGCACCAACTGTAGCTCCATCGCTATTGATGAGTTCTACTGTTAGAACCTCTACTGGTGGAACCGGTATAGGTTGTGGTATAAATAAGATTAAGACGACATTTGACTTTACGGATCCAGTATCAGCGTATTTCTTAGTAAAAGAAGTTGGTACTAGCGTTACGCTACAATACGATGAGTTGCCAAACTGGTTTAATGGCGATATAATATCACTGACGGCTAGTAAACTCAATGACAATAACTTCATTGACGAGTATCAGGTTAGGTTGCAGGTTAACACTGTTGACGCCACAGTGACACCTTACGAGGTTAATGCAACTATCGTAACTATATCGAGTAGCATTCAAGACTACGCTTATGAGTGGACATCCGTGCTAGAGGAAGACCCTCCTATGTTCGAGTTCAAGTTTCCAAGGTTCTCGTATAGATGGAAATATGCGGATGGTGAATATTCCACATTCGCGCCGTGGTCAGAAGTAGCATTTGTTGCTGATTCGTTTAAATACAACTCTTCTAGGTCGCACAATATAGGTATGACGAATAACATTCGCTACCTAAATATCAATTCACTACAGACCCCATCTGAAGAGGTGGTGGAAGTAGATATATTATACAAAGAGTCTAATAGTACTGTTGTCTATAAGGTTGATTCAATACCTGTTGTTCAATCTGGTTACACGATTACATCGGAATTGATAGGTAACGTAGTACCTTCCAACCAATCTCTAAGACCATGGGATAACGTGCCAATAAAAGCCAAATCACAAGAGGTGATAGGCAATAGAGTTGTATATGGAAACTACGAGCAGAACTTAAGTATGAAGAGCGGTAGTAATAGTATTCAACCGATCGTAAGCGCGTCACTAGATGTCAATACACATAGTTCTGTAGAAAATCCACTGAAATCCATAAAATCAATGAGGACATACCAGATTGGTGTGCTTTATGGAGATGAATATGGAAGAGAAACACCCGTGTTTTCAAGCAATGGAGGAAGTGTTGTTTCACCTAAAAGCAACTCAGAAAAGGTTGTGAAATTAAAAGCTAGAGTAACGACACAAGCTCCAGACTTTGCATCATATTTCAAATACTTAGTTAAAGAAACATCAAACGAATACTACAACCTAGCTTTAGATAGATTTTATAAAGCTGACGACGGAAACGTTTGGTTGTCTTTTCCAAGTGCAGAGAGAAACAAGCTACAAACTGGCGATTACATGATCTTGAAGAAAGAGCATGACACCAGCGTTGCGGTTGTTGAAGATGCTAGATATCGCGTTCTGGACATAAGTAACAATGCTCCAGACGATGTTGTTAGAGTAAGAACGTTTCAAACCGCGTATAAGTGCACCATGGCTCAATCTGGCTTGGCCGTTGGTGGTAAAAACTTATTAGTCAATGGACCGACACAGATACAAGATCCAAAGTTTTTTGAAGTTTGGGATAGCACGTGTGTTGTCAGATTCTGGAACACGGTTAATGGAACGTCTAACGTGTCTGATTTTTACGAGATAAGAGAAGGCGGTTTCTCTGGAGACACTACAACCAGGTACAGCATAGTACTTAAAGATGGTCTTGGATCTGAAGATTCTTGGATGAGCTCTCTAGCTTCTGGTGCCACTATAAACGTGCAGGTGTACAAATATGAAAACGTATACAAGAAAGAGTACCAAGGAAAGTTTTTTGTTAAGATAAACAGAGACCCTTCTTTCGACGAGTATATTATCAACCCACTGGTTCAGGATCAAACATCGTATATAAGAGTAAATTCTAGCAGTATAATTGACCTAACGTCAACCGACGATCCTGATGACGGTTTTCTTCCACCTGGGATTGGTGAGGTTACTTATGGTGTTTACGGAACACAGTATCCCTCTATACCAATTCAGGGAAGCGCAAACTTCTCTTTGTTTTGGACTGGATCTACACAACCAAGCGGAACAACTGTTGGAACATATTGGTTCGATAACATCAAGGTTGGTACGTTTGTAAAGTTTGATCAAGACAGTACTAACACGTATTACGAGATAGTAAACATAACGCATAACGGTCCTTTCATTACCGGCGGTGATGGAGCTTGGGGACTTATAAAAACAATAGTACTAAACACAGCTGTAACAGCCGACACGTCTTCTTGGACTGACTACAACTTTAAAATGTATGCTAAGAAAACGGATTGGGCTGACATACTAGATTCTGACAACGTCATACTATCGTCTTCTAATCCAGCTATATTTGAAACAGAGCCAAAAGAATCCGTTGATATTGATCTGTACTACGAGATAACAGATGGTATACCAATGTCTCAGCATGGTAACGATATAACTATACAGTGGTCGAACTGTTTCAGTTTTGGCAACGGTTGCGAGTCAAATAGAATAAGGGATGACTTTAACGCGGTTACCATAGATAAGGGACCTAGAGTTTCGTCAACACTAGAAGAACCTTACAGTGTTGAGCGTAAGGGATCCAGTTTAATATTCTCTGGAATATACAATTCTACGTCTGGCGTTAACAATCTCAATCAGTTTTTAATGGCTGAGAATATAACAAAGGACTTTAATCCTGTTTACGGTACCATACAGAAGCTTCACGCTAGAGACACTGACTTAATTGTCATGTGTGAAGACAAGGTATTCAGAGTGTTAGCCGATAAGGACGCTTTGTACAATGCTGACGGTAATGCTAACTTAACAGCTTCTAATAGAGTTCTTGGTCAGTCAATACCTTACGTTGGTGAATTTGGAATATCTAAAAATCCAGAATCATTCGCGTCATACGGTTTTAGAGCTTACTTTACTGATAAAAACAGAGGCGTTGTGTTGAGATTATCTAGAGATGGTTTGACCGAAATATCAAGACACGGCATGTCTGATTTCTTCAAGAGAAACCTAAATCAAGCAACAACAGCTATTGGGTCTTTCGATGATTATTCAAATCTTTATCACTTAACACTTAACGGTGAAACAATATCGTTTAATGATGACGTTAACGGTTGGACGAGTAGAAAGTCGTTCTTAAAGGAAGGCGGTCTGTCACTAAATAACGTTTACTATACCTTTAAAAATGGTATGTTATGGTCTCATGATAGTGAAACTAGATGTAACTTTTATGGCAACCAACATATAACAAGTGTACAGTTTGTTTACAATGATGATCCATCACGTATAAAAAACTTCAAAACCTTATCATACGAAGGCAGTTCAGGATGGGTTTGCCCATTGATATTAACCGATTCACAAGATGGAGAGGTTGAATTCTTTAAGAACAAGGAGGGTATTTGGTACAACTACATAAAAGGTTTAGCTACAACTTGGGATCCAACAACGCAAACTGGTTCCCTTGATACTCGTGAATTTTCTGTTCAAGGTATAGATATAGCTGAATATGTAGAGGATAATAGTCCTTCTATTACGATAGGTTTCCTCAATAACATAAATGTATCACTGCAGTCAAAAGCAAACGATATAGTTATGTATAAAAGCTCTGTAGACGGCAATATATATGTAGTTGGTCAATGCGTTAGCATAGATCACGCTAATAATAAAATTACCTGTACATTAGCTATAAATGGATCAGTTCCTATAGATGGCGACTTCATATTCTTTGCTAAGAGCAGTGAGGTTAACACATCTGGCATAATAGGATACTACGGTAGAGTTGATATGCAGGTTCAGTCTACAGAATTTAAAGAGTTATTTGCTGTTAACTCAGAGGTATTTATCAGCAGTTAAATCATGAACCTAGAGGTGTAATAATAATAATACAAAAGTAAAAATATGTTTCCATTGATGATGGCTGTCGGTGCAGCCGCAAATATCGCAACTGGTCTTTACGGTTGGAAACGCAGGAGAGATGAGCGTAGAGCAGCCGACGTTGAGTACAATCAAGCTAAAGCTCAGTATCAGAACTTGGACACCACTAACCAGTGGAATAACCTTCAGAACCCATATGAGGATTTGACGGTCAACCAACAAGCCGCTGATTTCACCGCGCAACAACAAAACCAAGGTATAGCTAATGTTATGGACGCGAACAATGCCGCTGCCGGAGGTAGTGGTATCGCTGCTTTAGCACAAGCTATGGCAAATCAACAGTCTCAGAACATGCAGGCCGCTAGTGCTTCTATTGGGGCTCAGGAAGCTTCAAACGCAGCCGCGGCAGCTAGTGGTTTTGCAGCTAACCAACAGGCAGAAAGACAAGGTGCCGAAACAGCTAGGGGTATACAAAGACAACAAGCTGTTGGTGAACTTGAAATGGGTGCGGCTAGACTAAACAACATCAAACAAGAACAAGCAGCCGCTAATCAGCAAATACTAGGTGGTGTTGGTCAAATGGCGACTTTTGGTATGGACTGGGGTCAAAACGCCGTCGGCGCGATGAAAAATGCCGCTTCTCCAGTAGCTCAGTACTTGTTTGGAACTGGGGGTAATACATTAACTGGTAGATCTGGATTCTAATGGGAGAGCTAAGTTTTTTACTAAATAATACAACGCCTGACCCTACCAGAACTGTTAGTTCAGCGCCTATTGAAAAAGCATTCGCTAAATACGAAGAGCAATTAAGACTTAGAAAGGCCGAAGAGAAACAGACTAGGGATCAAGCTTCCGGTAGAATGGAGCGTGCTATCAATCAACTTGGTAGCGTAAATAACATAGAAAAAATACCGGCCGTTTATCAACCAAGCGTCAATGAGTTTTTGATGAATGGTAAGAACGAGTATTACAATGCCGCGAAGATAATGTCTCAATCAGAAGTTGGTTCACCTCAGTACATCGGTGCTGTTGAAACAATGAATAGAGTCAGGAACGGCTTCAAAAATCTCGATGTTCAACTACAAACTCTAGCTCAAAGAAAAACCGACGCTATTAAAGACTTTGATGGTGGTTTAATATCAAATGGTAACGCGGCTAGCGATGTCGATTGGTTGACGCGTATGTACACAGACGGTCTTCCTATGCAAATAAGTCAAAATGGACAACTGTATTTCCAAAAAGGAGATGCGTTTGTTTCTATGGATGACGCGCCTAATTATTTCCTAAAGGATTCTAAGGCATCAAAAAGCATAATAGACTTAAACGCTAAAGTGTATAACTCTGGTATTGAAGACAATGAGCAAACTCGTAACATGGTTAGAATGCAGGTTAGGCAAGTTGTTGAATCAGGAGGACGTGAAACAGCTCTTTCCCTTGCTACTGATGACAATATTTTCCCTGGCGGTTTGGGTATACTTGATGACGATCTTCTAAGAAATGAGTCTAGAACATCAGAACTCAGTAATCAAGTTATAGAAGCATACACGGACATGATTATTAATTCAGGTCTACAGGGCAATAAAGATAGAGTTAAAAGAAGTGCGGCGGTAAGAGCTCCAAGAACCGGCGGTAGAACATCGTCTCAACAACCGCAAAGAAAAAATTATCTTTCACCAGAGGAATTAGGCGCGGTAACAATAGAAAGTATACCAGTACTTAGAAGTATACAAGGTATATTCTCTGATAACCCAGAAGCTTTGGTTGGTTTACAAATGGGTGGACAACCTATAACTCTAGCTGAAAAAGACGGCAATGGTGTTCTTATAGCAAAGCTTACAAACAACGGAAAGTCAGCTGATCAAAAAAGATTATCGTTTGACAAACCGTCAGAGTTAATGGCTTTTATAAGTGAAAATTTCACTACCTTAACAGGCATGCAGAAAAACACTATTGAAGGTAGAGAATTAATGTTCTATCTAAATGCTTGGGTTTATAAAAAGAAGTTTGGAAATTCAAAGGGCTACAGCCCAACAGGTAACCTACCAGTACCAAATAAATAAATAATATGAACGAAGATCAAATCTTTATCTACGACGGTGAGGAGTACTCAAAAGATCAGGTGCTAGACGCCGCTAGTCAATTTGGTATGACACTGGAGGACTATGTTAACACACACGGTCTAACAGTAAAGAAAGAGGCCGTAGTGGAGGGTGCGACTGCGGGTCCCTCCAGACAAGCGCCCGTTACGGCGTCCAAGTCGGTAGGTACTTCTTCGGAATTACCAGAATTCGCTGAAAAACCTACTCCAGCTAGAGCACAGACAGATATAGACTTAGAGCGTAAACGCGGTGGTAACCAGCAACTTACAAAAGCTGATGACTACAAAGCTGATCAAATATCTGGTTCTTACATGAATCCAGAAACAAAAAAGGCAGCTGACAGAATAAAGTCTATTATAGAATCCCCGCTGTCGGCGCAGGAGCTTGAGGATATAGAATCTAAATTACAACCACGTCAAGAACAAGACACAAAATCGTCTTTGATGTATGTTGGTTCAACAGGACCTGGTAACTTCAACATGGGTGGTGCTGGTTTAAAAACTGTAGTTCCATACGATGATTATAAAGAGGCTGCTATAGAGCAGTTAAAAAGAGACGGTGGTAATCCAGAAAGTAAAGAAGCTGTAGATGAGGTAGCGAAAGATCTAATGCGTCAAGAGTTAACTAGGTTAGCTTATAAAGCTAAAATAGATGACGTTCTTAGAGAATACGAAGACAACGTTGAGGACGCAAAGAGCTTTGGTGATTATTTTTCCAGTGCTCTAAACTGGCTTGGTGAACTAACGTCTTCGGTCGGCGCAGCGGCTAGCGGTGTTAGTTACGAATGGGAGTCTTCTGGCGAAAAAAGATATTCAACAGGTAGAGAGCAGCTATCTGGTTACATAGAAGAAGAGACCAAAAAAGCAGAGCTTTCAGCAAAAGAGTCTGCCAGAAGAATAGGTGTATCTACAGCTCAATTAGAGGCTGGTCAAATTAGACTTGACACCATAAAAGAAAACATGGCGAAAGCCGAAACCGAGGAAGAGTACAATACGCATTTAGCCATATTCAACCAAGAATTGCTAGAGGTCCAAGCGTTATATGACATCTACAAACAAGACGTTGGCAATATAGAAAAAGCAATGCCTTGGTTAACCAGAGGTGGTATGGCGTCTGACCTAGCTATAAGATCGTACGATCAAGGAGACGTATTTAAATCTAGATACGATGCTTGGTTAGCTAGAACAATTGCTGGTGTAGCTACATTCACAGAGACAATGGCTCTAAAAGCGATGGAAATGCAAGTTCCAGGCGCTCTTAGTCCAGAGCTTGTTAGATCACTTTATCAAACGCCGGCCGAAGAAGTAGAAGATGTTTTACTGTCTGGTGCTGAGTGGTCTGATAAACAAGTTAGATATCATCAATCATACTTAGAGGCCGAGGACTGGCAAGATTTCTTAGACGCGTCTGTTGACTTAGCTGGCGATCAGATAGGTCAATTGGGGCTCATGGCTATGACTGGTGGTACCGCTAGTAGTGTTATCATAGGAAGTTCTGTCGCTGGACAAAAAATGCAGGACATGAACGAGCAAAGAAAGCTTGGTGCTGACTTCACTGACGCGCAGTATTACGGTTCAGCTTTGCTTTATGGTATCGCCGAAGCTGGTAGCGAATATATAACTTTCAAGCAGCTTGGTAGAAATATCAAGGTAATGAAAGAAGCTGTGGCTGCTGGCGCTGTAACAACAGATCAAATTAGAAATGCATGGTACAACAACCTATTGAGCTTAGCCAAGACAAAAGGATACGATGTACTTGAAGAGGGTGGTACGGAATCAATATCACAATTAGCACAAAATATCACCGATATTTACATTCTAGACAATAAAAGCGTAAATGTTTTTGACGGTGTTGATGAATCATTTGTAAGCGGTGCTATGATGTCTTTAATGATGTCTGCTGCCCCAGGCGCTGCCGTTGGTATGGCTAAGGTTTTCAACACTAGATCTGAAGTAGAAAAAGCGACAGCAAATCACAATAGAATACTAGAACTACAAGCTCAACAAGTAAAAATAAAAGAGCAGATAGATCAGTTGGATAAAGACGGTATTACCGGAAGTAAGAGAGATAAGCTATTACGAGAGCACGGTGATATAACGTCTACAATAGAAGATCTGTACATGGCCAATACGGCTTTGATGTATACTGGTATAGAAAGAATAGACAAGTTAACAGCGGCTGAAAAATCAGAGGTTTTATCTGTGTCTAAAGACATAACCGATCTTAAACAAAAGGTAAACAATATAGTCGCATCAGCGAAGGCCGCTGGCAAGAGCGTTGAAGATATAAGAAAACTACCTGAATATCAAGACGCGCAGAGAGAGTTAGCTGTTAAAGAGTCTGATCTTTACGACATGATGGACTTTGCTAACGATGCTGTTGATAAACAAAAAGCGTGGAATGCTCTTGAACAGTTTTCTTTAGAAAACAACGGCATACCAGGTCATCTAATTTCTCTTAGCAAGGAAGACTGGAAAGACGATTTAAAGAAATTTATAACAGGCACGTCCCTATATCAGTATTATTCTGAAAACTTTGGGGAGGACGTTGCTCAAGCAGTAAGGTTAAATGCTTCGCAGTTCGTAAAAGAAGCTGAGCAGAAAGCCCAAGATGGAGGTGTATTAGCCTTTGCTAATAGGCAAATGATGTCCGTTCAAGTAGAAAGAGACGGACAAGTCGTGGAGATTCAGGTTCCAGAACCAATGTTTATTGTCTCTAGAAAAGGCTCATGGAAGCACGAGTCTGCGCATGTCACGTTGTTCAATAACTTAATGAACAAAGGTGGCAACGCTATAATGACGAAAATATCTAACACACTCTCTAGTGGTATTCAACAACTATACAAGCTCGATCCAGAAAAGTACGGAGCATTGAATAGATATTCCAAGTTAAGAAGACAAGAGTATAGCGCTTTGTATGGTAGCTTGATTAATCCTATTAAATCTAAAATAAAAGAATTAGAAAATAGGAAAGCCAAGACACCAGGCGTATCAGCGTTAATTGATCCAGCACTGAAAAAAGCTAAGGAGCAACTCAAGATATACGAGTCAATCATAGCAGAAGAGCACGCTATAGCTGTATTAGAATATATTGCAAGCACAAATACCAAGATTGGTAAAAGTAGCGGCATACAGTTGTTTAAGGGTCTAATGAGTGATTTGGGTATAACTCAAGAAAGTTACGACATAAGCAACGCAAACGACATGTTTAGGATGCTTAGGACTTTTAATAAGAGGTTTGATGCTGGCAAAACAAGAAGATCATTTAAAGCCTTAGATAGACTACTTGGAGAAACAAGGACCTCAAGCCAACTTTCTAAAGCGCAGGGTAATGTTAGAGGCTTCGTAGAAGGATTCTTGAGCAATGTAAATAATAGCATAGAAGAAAGAGGTGATAAGCTAGCTAATAAGGTAAATGAGATATATGCTAAAGAAGGAGCTTCAGGTATATTCGAAATAGGTCAACTATATGGTGGTATGATCAGAAACGCTATGCAGAAGCGTAAATACCTTCCTAATTACGACGTATATAAAGAGGATATAGAAAGCGATATTCTTTATGGTGATAGAGGTTTGATGGACTTGGTTTCTAAATTTGATCCATCAAAAGGTATTCCTTTAGCCGCTTATATAAACAAATACCTACCGGCTCGTATGAGCGAGATCATAGAAAGAACGTTAGGTAAGAACCCACAGTTCATGGCTGATGTTTCTGAAGTTCAGATAGATTCTGGTAGTGACATAGATACTCAGACCGACGAGATTTACGACACAACCGACGAGACAGCGCCTGTTTATTCTAAAGTCAGAAGACTTCTCGGATTAACACCTGAACAAATGAACAGGGTTAGAGGATCAGTATTAACCAACTTGTCTTATAATCCTGAAATAATGGAGACAAGGAAATGGGTTCCAAGTGTCTTCCTAAGTAATCTATTAGAAGGTTTTAAAACAGATCTGTTCAGCTTACTGAAAGGAACTGAAAACAGTTTGTTCCCAAAATCAAACAAAGATTGGTTTGTGTACGCTGAGAACATGTACGAGTGGATTTCTGATCCAGATATTATACCACTGTCAACATTCCTTCGTCACAAAGTAGATATATTCTACAAGGAAAAGTTAGATCCAGTCACGAACAAACCTATGAGATTAAATGTCGCTCAAGGTAATGTTTCTAGAGCCGCTGATCCTCTAGCTGGTAATAAAGTTTGGGAAAGACAAATGCCAACCAAAGAAGAGTGGATGGCTTGGGTTAGGGCTGAAGGCATAAACCCAAAAACAGGTAAAGAATATTCTTGGACAACAGTTGGTACTAGAAAGGATGCTTTGGCTACCGCTTTGGCTAGACACATGGCGCTAGATGCCGTTATGGAGGTTTTGGCAAATCCAAAGCAGGAAGCTTTCGATCCAATGACTGGTCAATCGCTTGGTTATACGATGGATGTGTTTGATAAATGGGAAACACAAACAGGAGAAGTTCAAAACACCATACAGGCTACGGCTCAAGTAGCTTATATCATAAACAGAGATCCAAACCTACTTTTCAACCTGAAGAGTGGTATGGGTGTTTTTGATATAGCGAATGAAGTAGCAAAAGAGGTAAACAACGCTATAAAAGGCGGAATGAAAGACCCTATAGACGCTATGATAGCTAATGAGGGTGATTTTGCTACACAAAAAGCCGTAGCTGAAACATACGCTAGAGAGATTATAGCTGCTATGGAAAGACTCGCTGAGAGAAACATTATAAACTCTCCGAGTCCAGCTGTTCAAAAACAAATAGTAGAGCAGATGTTCCAAGCTAACCTCAGACCTGTAACAAGCGAGTCTGAAGTATGGAAGGGTGTTTTGAGAGCTGGTATGCAAGCCGCTCAAGCTAGAATAAATGCTCAAGCCGCAGCGGCTGAAGCAAAAGCTAACCAGAGAAAAAAAGATGCCTCTGAGGCTGTTGTAGAAAACACAAAAGAGACACAAGACAAGTTAAATAGACTTGACATGATGAACAAGGAGTGGAATGACTTAATGAGCGAGTCATTTAAAAACACTCCTAAAAAAGACATAGCGAGATCAACTGCCGACAGTATATACAGTAGAAAACCATGGTGGAAAAAAATCCACAGTATGATGTCTCCACGCGCTGAAGACTTCTTTGGTCTTCTTTACTGGACCATGGGTAAGGGACAGGTTGGAGAAAAGATGAGGGAATTCTACATCAAGAACCTGTTAGAACCATTCAACGCAGCCTCAAGTAATCATGACGCCGCTAGAGTTGGTATAATGACAGGTTTCAAAGCTCTAAATAGATCATATAAGAGTCTCGTAAACCTATTTGACGAGGTTGTACTTACAAACACTGAGGGTATGACTTATACTCTTGAAGATGTAATCAAGGTTAAACTATGGTCACAATTAGGTTATAACATACCAGACATCGACCCGCAAGACCTAAATCAACTGTTGGATACAGCAAACAACACTAAAAACGTTGGCGCGTATGTCGATGGACTACTGTTGTTGTTCAAGAAGTCTACCGGTGGTTTCTTTGAGATGGAAAAACCAAAAGAAGCAAGAGGTAGAACTGGCGGAACCAGAACAAGCTGGGACGCGGTACCTATAAGCTCCTATGTTTTAGCTACGCTAAACGGAGATGTTAGGAAGCAATTGATGAAGGGTTTTTCTGAAAACGCTGACGCTATATTCACGGAGTACAATCTAAACAAGCTAGAAGCTATGTTTGGTAGTGAATATGTTGATGCGCTCAAGAACTCTATAGAGGCAATGAATTCTGGTAGAGCACCTTTTAACGCTAAAAACAAATTACAAAGAGGTTTTGAGTGGTGGTACAACGGCTCTATCGGTATGATCATGTTCTTGAACCTTAGATCAGCTGTTCTTCAATTAGTGTCAACGCCAAACTACATAAACTGGACTGACAATAATCCACTAAAGATGACTCAGGCTATGTTGAATCCTAAGCGTTACGCTCAGGCATTCTCAGAGTTGATGAACTCAGACTTTATGGTTGTTAGAAGAAACTCAGGTAAGATAGATGTAGAAATGACAGATATAGAAGAGATGATCCAAAACAAAAACTTTGGTCAGTTTTATTCTACAATGTTGAAGTACGGATATCTTCTTACTAGATACGCTGATAGTGCTGCTATTTTATTGGGTGGAACAGCATTGTACGTGAACAGAATTGATACATATCAGAAACAAGGTATGTCGTTGCAGGACGCGAAAAACAAGGCTTTCAATGACTTTAGGGAAATAACAGAGACAAATCAGCAATCAGCTAGACAAGACAAGTTATCATCTGAGCAGAGAAGCAATCTTGGTAGAATAGTACTTGCGTTTGGTAACACTAGTATGCAGTACTCAAGAATAATGCTAAAGTCAGCCAAAGACATCATAAACGGTAGAGGTGATCTAAAAACAAACCTTAGTAAGATAATGTACTACGGTATGGTTCAAAACGCCATGTTTACAATGATGCAGCAAGGTATATTTAAATACTGGTTAGACGATGATGATGAAGAAGACGCGTTTAAACAGTTCTCAGAGAGTGATGATGCCTACAAGGTTTTAGATTCAATGTTCGACAACGTTGCTAGAGGTTTTGGTATATACGGAGCTGTTGGTGTCGCTATGAAGAAAACGATAAAAACGTATAGTGATAAGTATTCACCAGACTACAAACCTAAGTTTGGTGAAGACAGGGCATTCGCCGTAGCGAAAGCAGCTTCAAGTATATCACCTGCGCTTAGTTACAAACTGCAGAAAATAAGCGACTTCACATACAACGCTAGTCAGAGAAACAGGTTGATAAACAAAGCTGGTGGAAAAGGAAAACTTGAGTACGAAGTCAACATGACCGCTGTTGCCGGTGAATTCTTCTTCAATATTCCGCTAAGAAGATTAATGACTAAGTACGATAATATAATGGCAGCTTACCAGAACGAATACAACATGGCGTTCAGAGTTGCGAACGTGCTAGGTTGGCCAGACTGGCAGTTAGATCCCGAAGTGTCTAAGGCTAGACAAAAAGAAAAATTCGAAAATAAGGTTGATGAACAAGCGGTTCAAGAATCTGACAAGGAAAAAACGAGGAGGCTAATTGATAGCGGTGGTAATAAAGAGAAACTACCAAGCAGGGCAGATAAAACAAAGGAACTGTTAAAGGGTAAATAAAAAAAGGGGGCCACATTCGGCCCCCTCTTCTTTTTTGAAGTAATAGATACTACAAAAACAACAGCATAGCTAATATACTAATTATCCGTCACAAGACAAACAATCTGGGTCCATAGCTTTTGAAGCTATATCTCCTCTCAGCACAGACTCTGTTCTCATATAATAAAGTGTTTTAACACCACGCTTCCAAGCTTCAAGATGCACTTGGTTTATCCATTTAGGACTAGCTTCTTTAGGAAACGCTAGGTTTAAACTAACACTTTGATCTATGTACTGTTGTCTTATACCAGCTTGTTTGACTAGTTCCAATTGATTGATCTCTTTGAACGTTTTAAATACATCCTTAACAAGATCATAACCGTGGACAGATAATGTCTCTGAATCTGTCTCTGATAGTCTAACTAGCTTTTTATTGACATAAGCCCAGTCATCAAGCTCATCTATACCTTGAATCGAGCCAAGATCAGCCAGTATTTGATCCCAAACCTCCTTAGTGTTGATCCCTATTTTTCTAAGAACCTTCTCTAATTCGTGATTCTTTCTAACGAAAGTACCTTTCGCTGATTGCTCTGTAAACACGTTAGCCGCCCAAGGCTCAATACCTGGGGAAACATTACCAGATAATTTTGAATTAGAAACCGTTGGTGCAACAGCTCTTAAATGCGTGTTTCTCATTCCAGTACCAGCGCACCACAAAGGTTCGCCATATACTTCAGCTAAGTCTCTACTAGCTCTTTCGCTTTCAACCTTAATCTGTTGAAATATAGCTCTAGTAGCAAACTGAGCTTGCATGCCCTCAAATGGTATGCCGTTTTGCTGTAGATAAGTATGCCAACCCAAAACACCTAGACCGAGAGCTCTTCCCTTCTCAGCTGATCTAACTGAGTTTTCAAAGCCTTTCATATTCTTAGCTTTCTGAATAAACTCCTCTAGAACGCCATCCAAGAACCAAATAGAGTCATAGATAAGATTCGTGTCTTTCCACTCATCATATTTCGCTAAATTAAGAGAAGACAAACAACAGACAAAACTGTGCATTTCATCCGTGTGAAGAGCTATCTCAGAGCATATATTAGTCATGTGAACTTTGAGGCTGTTTGCCTTGTAAGCCACTGGGTTTTGCTTGTTTACATTACCCTTAAACATAATGTATGGTTCACCAGTAGCTTTACGTTTCTGCAATAGCTTGCTCCATTTTTTCCTAGCCTCTGGATCTCCAGCTTCAAGTCTACGCATAAACTTATCGCCGATGACAACACATTGGTGTAGGTTGAGGGATTGTCTATTAACGTCTCCCTTTGGTTCTCTTATCTCAACCCACTCATCAAAGTCTTTGTGGTCTATGTTTATGTTCACGGATGCCGCGCCTCTTCTAACAGAACCTTGACTAGTCGCCAATATGGTTGAATCAAAGATCTTGCAGAACGGTACAACGCCGTCGGTAGTTCCGTTACCAGTTATTTTAGATCCAGCTGGGCGTATCATATTTACACCGATACCAACACCACCGCCATGCTTAGCCAACAGCATCATCTCTAGGTTTTTAGAACCTATTTCGAAAACACTGTCGCCAACATCGATACCAAAGCACGATATAGGCAAACCTCTATCCGTTCCGGTATTAGACAAAACTGGTGAGGCTAGGTTCAACCAGCCACTCCATATATATTCAAAAAACTTTTCAGCTAATTCAGGCTTATATAGTCTTCTAGCTACAGTTGTAGCAACACGCATGTAAGCGTCTCTTGGGCTTTCTCCAGCTAATAGGTATCCACCAGTAATTGTTTTTCTATAAACATCGGTATCACCCCATTTTGGATAGTCTAATCCTTTTACCCAGTTATTATTCCAGTTCATTTTTCTTCGCGTTGTTTTCTTCTATTACTTTATCCATAGCCTCTTTGTAGCCTGGAAGCTTTTTCATAACCGCTAGTGAACCGAGTGCCATCGTCTTTAGGTAATCTACCTCATTCAGAAGGTTTTGAACAACAACGCCGAGAGTTTCGACCTTGTTTTTCATTTCAATTAGTTTTTTTTCTTGCATGATAGTTTATTAAACAAGTTGTACATATAAAATACGTTCGCGACATCGGCGGTATTTCGCCGCCACATGTATAGCATAATAGCTTACCAGATGTCTTCGAAGTCTTCATTTTCGCCAGCTTTAGAATAATCTGTTGATCTGATAGCGAAGAAATCAGTATGTGTGACACCACCTGTTAAATGGTAGAACCACTCTAGTTCATTAGCGCTGTCTTCATCGTAATCAAAGATAGCCTTGTAACCAAGCTCTACTAATTTTTCGTTAGCTCTTTTTCTAATGAAATTCTTTAGATCGATAGCTTTTAGGTTTTCAAGATCTCCTTTTTCGAATATCTTATCTATGAATTGCGTTTCCAGATCAACCATTATTCTAGCCGCTTTTTCAACCTCGTCCTTGACTATGGTTTTTAGCTCAGGATACTCAGAACACATGTGTCTGAATAGTTGACAGCCCATTTTACTGTGTAGAGATTCGTCGCGAACACTCCACTTCATTTGCTGACCTATTCCTTTTAAAAGGTTTCTCATTTGAAAACTATAAAGGACCGCAAACGAAGAATAAAGTGAAACACCCTCAGCGAACGCGCTAAATATAGCTATGCTTCTAGCCACATCTAATCTAGCTAGCGGGTCCTGAGCTAGAACCTTATGGTTGTAGTCTGATGATACGCTAGATAGGTTTTCAAATTTTGCCGCCATAGATGGTTCATGCATGAATCCCTCGAAGTCGTCAAGACCAAGTGTTTCGTTCAGATAAGAATAAGCTGTAGCGTGTATTGTCTCTTGAGATCCAAACATCATCGCCATTTGCTTTATCTCATGTTTTGGAAACCAATTAGTTACCATTGTTGTCCAATAATCAGATACAGCACACTCAGTCTGAGCAAAACCTAGCAATATATTTCCAACTATATGCTTTTCTTTTTCACTTAGATTTTCATTCCAATCTTTGACATCACCCTGCATTGATATTTCAGTATGAAGCCAGAAGGCTTGAGCTTGTTTTAACCAACCTTCGGTGTAGTACTCTGGATATTCGAATGGCTTATAAGCTATTCTCTCCGTAAATAAACCCATATTTACTTCTTATAGATGGTGAAACATATATCGATAAAAGGAACATAAAGAACGTGTGACACACTGTCTTCGTTTTCATATGACCTAATTCCAAATACTATACCCTTGTACATACCAAGAGATATTTCCCACTGAGTTTCATTTTCCATTGCTGTTGTTGTTATATTGATTACAAATACGTTCAAGATCCTTGAACTTCACATAGCCTTTATTGGCCATAGACCACTTAACGAACTGATCTATTTTTCTTTCCCTATACTTCTGCCTCGCTATCGATTTCTGTTTTGCAGAATCAATTCTATCGTCTTGTCGCATTCTTTCTGATTTTGAGGTTTGTATAGGGTTATACCTGGTCTGTTTTCGCTGATCCACTTTTTGAATAACTTCCATCTAATTGGGAATGATTCATTAGCGCGGCCTTTACACTCGATGATGAAATCTTCACCGATGAAGTCGGGCGTGTATTTGATTGGAAGTGATTTCTTAAAACCTCGTTGATCATACTCTCCACGTCCATTGGCTTGTCTTTCATAGCACTTCGTCTCGAAGTTGAACCCCTCAACGAGAGTAAAAACTTCTCCCTCGTAAGTCGCTTTGATCTTATTCTTCTTAAGTGCCGTGTACATATATTTTTCAAGACCTGACGCAAAATGTATTCCATCATAAGTTACTTTTTTAGCTACTACCGGACCTTTCTTCTTACGACCTCGGGTCATCTAATTCATCTTTTACGGACTGAAGATATAATATTGCATCCATCAATTCCTCTTGAACGTCGTTGACGTACTTGCGAAGACCTTTAACTTTATCTATACGCTCTTGTTCTAATGTCATACCGTATTTAGCAAAGCCAACGTCTGATCTCTGAACAAACTTGTCTACAACACGTTCAACAACTGGATCCCTAAAGTTTATTGTTTTCTGTTTCATAGCTGCTTTACAAATGTTCCGTTAGACATACTGCCTTTTCTATCCTTAATCTCGCTGTAGGCTGACGCTATACAGTTTTCTACTTTAACACCGGCTAGGTGAGCTAGGTTCGTTAACACAACGATCATATCACCGATAGCATCGATCAACTCTGGTTTGTCTTGTTTTAAGATAGCTTTAGCTAGTTCGCCAGACTCTTCCATGAGTTTAACGTACTGGGTTTTAACATTTCCCTTATCATAGATACCACGTTCAGCGGCCCAAGATCTAATCAAGTCAAAATGAGATTCGTTTTGTGGTTTTGGCTCTTGATTTTCATCCCAAACGGCAGAGTCGTTTGATAAGTATTCTTTAAAAGCCTTGTTGTAGATGTAGCATTTACTAGCGTCAAACTGAGACTTGTAACAGTTGTTGCTAAGCCACTCGATGTTTTCCATCGTTATTTGGAAAGAACCATGTGGTGTTTCCCATTTGTAACCTATGTGTTGAACTAGGTTCTCTTTCATCTCATCCTTAACCCAAGGAAAAGTTGAAGTTTGTTCGGTTGAGTTTATCATACCTTCATTTGATTTAAAAAGATTCATATAAAGAGTTGTATCTACCTGATAGCCATAAGACTTTTGAAGTTCTATCTCTCGTTTAGATATATAGAATATATCATCACTTTGATCAAGAACCTCATATTCGTGTGACTTGTAGCCTTGCGCTGCAGTAACCCTGCTATTAAGATCACGTGAGACGCCTATTTTTTTACCAGGAATGTGATAAATATAATACATTATTTCTTATTTAATTGGTAGTCATATAGATGCATATTGTGTGCGTAGTGGTAGTACCAGCCGATGTCCATATTCAGCCTCTCTGCAATCATTTTTTGTAATTGTGCAAAACAGTATTGATCATTACAGAAGCCGTACCAGAGGTCGTTAGATCGCATTAGGACAGACATATTCAGCTTGTCGTCTATGATCGTGAATTGAACAGCGTAGGTACAAGGAGTATCTTTTTGGTAGGTTGATATTTCTTTACCATCATAGATAGATATTGCTGCTTTCCTAGTGTTTTTATTACTTCTCAATAAAGCGACAACATAATCTAATTGATCGTTTCTACGCCACTGCCAACCGTAATTACTTCTGACATTGCCATCAGAGTCCATCATGTTGTACCATATTGGCGCGAACTTAGCTATTTCCTCACCACTTGGATCGCCTGATAAGTACCAGTTCCACTCACGTTCAGCATAAGTCTTATTCCACTTTCTGAATTCCGTTGATATGTTCGTGTCCAATGGATTGTGAATGTAGAAACCAACATTGAACATAGCCTTTGTGTTATCAAAGTCTATTCCGTTCTCTTGAATAAGAGGATAGAAGTATTCGAATACCTCCTGAGCATTATTAAAGTTTGTCTTTATACTTTTCATAATAGTATCTGCAGTATTCGTAGTACTTCTCAATAGATTCCTCTTCGTCGTATAGATTTGGATCCTTGGCTTCTTTTCCGTTTATTTCAACACCAATATACAACTTTCCGCTGATAGTTGCACCACGATATATCTTAATATTTTTTCTAATACAAAAATCTCTAGCGTCATAGTCGTAGCTTGTAGCTACGAATTTCTTTTTCTTTACTCCCATGGCATTTTATTATCACTAATATCAGCAACAACATGAGGAACAAAACTACCAGATCTTGGTTCCCATTTAAAATGAGCTTCAGCACCGTTCTCGCCTAAGTTTTGAAACTTAACCTTTAATACCTTAGCTTTCACGGTTTTATTCTCATAATTCCTATGTACAAGTATACCGTGGTAAGAAGCATCGTACCATTCACCGCCGCCCTTAATGTTGTACATAGTTGGCTCTTCTATATTGCCATCTTTGTCTTTGTACATTTTGGTTGGGTGTGCTACGATTATAACTAACACGTCATACTTTTTTGCAAATATCTCAATTTTAGTCAAGTACTCAAGCGTGTAAACATTTACGTCTCCGTTATTGCTTTCAGTATCTCTAACCTTGTTGAATGGATCTATAACAAGACATTTTATACCCTTGCGTTTGACGAGCTCGGCACCCTTCTTTAAAACAGCGTCTAACGTATATCTGTCCATGTCTATGAAATAGAAATTGTCGTTAACGTGTTCTGTTACAGATTTCCACTGCTCAGATCCAATATCTGCAGACTTAGGCATGTCCATCCATATCTTACGCATAAGCTTGTGAGCGTGTAAATAAGTTGGCATGTTTTCAGGAGAAGCGTAAGCCGTTTTCCAACCATAGTTCTTATTATACCCGACACACATTTGATCTACAAAGTCTGACTTACCACTAGATGGTATACCAGTAACTGTTATAAATTGACCAGTATAAGTACTAAAAATCTCATCAAAGTTTGGTAAACCGACCTGATAGCCAGGTTTAAAACCGTTTCTAACAAAGTCTGTTATTTCACCCTCGATATCTTTTAGCGTTGTAACATTCTCTAATGGCACTGGTTTAGATCTAGCAATCGCTTCTTTTAAAGATTGCTTACCGTACTTTATCAAGTACTCGTTCGCGTCCTTACATTCGTCAAAATAACAAGTGTAACAAACTTCTGCACCAAGTCTTCTTATTATCTCCTGCTGAAGTGCTTGGCCAGGTTCGTCCGAGTCTACGGCTATGATAACTTTATCTATGCCATTAAAATAGTCAATACAATTATCTAAGTAGTCAAGGTTGTTGTGATTCAAGGTTGCGCCATTTGGTACAGAGATAACGTTTTTAACGCCAGCTTCATGCAGCGCTAGAACGTCCATCTCGCCCTCAACTATAACACAATTGTTATGGCCTACTATACTATCGATATTGTAAAATATCTTCTCAGCTCCCTTGTATAGCTTGAAGTTTTTTCTACCATCCCTGTATTTTATGTTTACTAATTCACCACCGATGAAGTAGTTGAACTTGATGGTATTCTCTTCTTTGCCAGTTTGAGGCATGAATTCAAGACCCTCAGTAACCCTCAAGTCTTTTAACGTCTGCTTGGAAATACCCCTATCTGCAAACCAAGAAGCCACCTTGTCTCCTACTTCATTGTATTCGACCGGTGGCTTTGGTTTTACATACTCTTTCTGCGTCTCACCCTTACGCTTGTAAGTGTGTAGTTGAAAGGTTTCGTTGCAGTTGTGGCATGTTCCGAGACCACGTTCCCAGTCATAAGAAGCACAGTTCTTTTTCTGGTTCTCCGATTTTCTATCAGCAGAACAAAGAGGGCAAGTGCCTTGCGATGTTCCTACTTTTAAGTCATACTGATTGAACTTGTCAATCTGATAACCATTGATTTCAGTCTCGTTAATCTGCATTTTTAATGCGAAATGTAAAGTTAGTTTTTATTAAAACGGTAGATCGTCACTTTCAATAGCCGTAGCTGCTTGCTTTTTGGCTACTCTCGCTGGTGCTTGATCATTTTTGTTTAGTTCAGGTAACTGACCGTTTGTCCAAACAACTTTAACATTCCCAAGGTAAACTTTTCCAGCTTTAGCCTCTCTCTCTTCTGCTGATTGATCAACTGTTACTGGACCGTGGTTTCCAAATTGGTCTTCTTCGTCATTGATAGTAATAACAACAGGTAGATATTTACCTTTTTTACCGTCAATGATTTTGTCCTTTGGGATAGCATTTAGGTTAATGCTTGTCTTGATGATTACTGCCATCTTTTTTAAAATTTAAAGTGTTTCATTGATTAAATACTGATCCTTGTCAAAGTCAGGATCTTGAACAAACAGCTTATAGTTTGCTATTGCTGTTTCAACCTTTTGCCTGCCACTTTCTAGGAAACCGTCAGAGCAATCGTAAATACCAAGCATGTGCGTGGTTTTGTCTATGGCGATAAACACCATATCAAGCCCAAATATCTGTTTGTATATATAAGCTTGAGAGTCGTAATTATACTTATAAGCTGATCTTCTAAAAGAACCAAGGTCAGATGTTGTTTTGAGATCCACTATAACGTTTTGATCTTTATTGATAATATCAGCCTTGCCCTTAAACCAAACGCCGTCAATCTCTGTTACGCCCGGAACTTCATAATCAACAATGCTAAACTCTTCCTCAGCGCCTCTAATCATATACCTACATAGATCATTTGCTAGGATTACGTCTCGCATTTTTTGTACTGTATCAGCCTCGTGCTCTAGAAGACATATCTCTCCTTCGCTTAAGTCCTTATATACTTTTGTGTTTCTGGTTGTAGATTCTATTATGCGAAACTTATCAACCTTATCAGGTTCAAGTATAAGAGTGTGAAAATAACCGCCAATAACCATTGGAACAGTTTTTTCTTTTTGAGTTCCATAAGCGAATGGATTTTCAATTAATGTTCCTACATCTGAATTACTAACAAACTTCTTTCCATAGCTACCGTAATAGTTATTATCGTCTCTAAGAAGTTCGATAGCCTCGTTTATTTGCTCTTTGGTCATAGTGATACAAGTTGTTTTTCTATTTCCTTAGTCAAATCATACTTGGCTTTAATAGCATCAATTGAACCACCGCCTTTAATGTATTCAACCGCTTTGTCGAGGTCTGAACCACTTAGCTTTGGTTTTGAAGTTGATGACTTACTATGTGTGTTGGTTGCATCGGCATCCGCGGTGTCATCAATTAGCAGTAGGTTGCCAAGCGCATATTTTTTACCATATGAACTAGCGGAACCAAACGCCTGAGGAACCTGCATGCCTTTTTGTGCCATGTCAACACCGACAACAGCAGTAGCTGTTATAGTATCAACACCGTCACTTACACATGCTTTTGAAACAATAATTGGAGGTTCGGTATGAACGATCTCCTCGCTAATCGTGAAATAAACACCGTATTTAATGTTCATTGGTTTTAAGCCTTCTAAGATATCTTCAGCACTGCGGTAGTTGTACTTACCAAAGCTGTTGAATCTGCTTTTTTGGGCTTTAAACTCAGCTTGAATTGCTGAGAGCTTTTCATGTAGTTTACTCATAAGCTGTTGTTTTTGAGATGATTATGTAAATATACGAATTAAATTTCAAGTTTTAATATCATAGATAGTCCAAAATTTGAGACTTGTCAACGCTATCTATTAATTTGTTTATAGCGTCTCTTTTTATTTGAGAAACCCTTACGTTAGCTGTGTCAACGAATATGCCCAGCTTTTCTGCAACTTGTTTTGCCGAGTGCTTTTCGCAATCAAGGCCGTAGCTTAATCTTAATACCTCATATTCCTTATCGTTGAGATGTTTCTTCAATAGGCTCATTAGGTACGCATTGAGTAATTCAATGTTATATGGCTCGGACTTGTCTGGTATTTCATATATTGCGCTGTTGTCATTGTACAATTGCTCGTCAACTGATAAGAATACACTGTTGAAGAACATTGCGACCATTTCTTTATCCTTACCGTTGTCTTTTCTAATCTGGTTGATCTTGTGTTCTGGTATTCGTATATCACCTCTGTTTCTGTCGATGCCTCTTCTAATTGCTCCTTTGATTCTTTTTGATAGAAAAGATATAATAGTTTTGTCGGGATCTTCGCTATTATCAACTTTTTCCCAATCAATCTTATCAACTGCCATAATGAGACCATAGTTTCCTTCTTGTATTAAATCGTTAATAGTCATAACACCCGAAGCTTGTTGGGTGGTTGAAAATTTTCTCGCTATATTCTCTACAAGCGGCATAAATTGAATGATAATATCTTCTCTATTTCTAGATTCAGGATTCTTTAAACCAACCCTGTTGATCGCATCTGCAAGATCGTTCTTGTATCTTACATAGTTAGTAATGTTGTACTTTTTCATAATTCAGTAACTGTTTCTCATTTTTGAGTTCATCACTGATATTCCTATGAATAGTACGACTAGAGCATTTAAGAGACTTCGCTAGCTTGGCAATGGTGATTTTCTCACCGTTGTCGTGTAGGTACAACATAGCGTCATATATCTCGTCCTCTCCAATACGTTTGCTTCTCCCAATAATCTTGCCGACTATACTAAGCTTTTCAGTGATGGACAAACCACAACCTTCCTTGAATATGATCTTTCTGGATCTATTCTTAGGAGCAAGCTCAAAGTCGTAAGTGTTAATGTCTTGAATTATATTGGAGAAGACTTCTTCGCTCGGAGTAAATGTAATAAATCCATTTGATTTATCTATAAGTACGCGAGCAATTTCTTCTAAATCATCAATTACTAAGTTTTGATTTAAATACCATAATACCAATAAATGCCATTTTAATGATTTATAGCTTGTTATTCTAGCTTTACTTCTAAATAGGTCGTAACACTCATAGGTTCCTGATTCATAATAGTCTCCCCACCAAAAGCTTTCACTTGGTTTATCGGTTATAGGATCTCTCCTATATACGATACGCCTATTATTTAAATAGCTCAGATTCCTATCTGGTAATTGTGACATTAGCCCCCTACCCTTTATACATTATAACCCTATTGTCACAGTTTCCGTAGACAATACCTTGTTTTTTATTTTCATTTTACGAATATCCGAAAACATTTTGAAGTTTATGCGGCTAAGTTCTTTCTTTAAACAATTCTAATCAAACTTTAATCCGTTATCAAGCATAATCTCACGGAGATGGTCTCTACACTTCTCAAATGTGTTGTACTTGTCTTCACTGTATTCGGAATCAGGCATGTACTTGTATTGTGCTCTCAACCATTGGTCGAAATCCCACAACACTACTTGCGCTTTAGCACCATTAACCGCTAGATCAAAGTCTTGCTGGTCTTCTGGTAGATTAAACTCTAAGATTGCTTTCATCTCTCTTTGGTGTTAAAGATTTCTTCAAAGTATTCTTCAGCAGTCCATCTTGACTCAACTGCTCCGTGTTGTGCATCACTAAAGGCGTTACAGATGACTTCTTTCTCTCTATTGAGTTTCATCTCTGCTAAACTCTTGGCGACTTGTAGAAGTCTCATTATCTCAAAGTCTCCTCTTTGTTCTGCTCTTGTAGTCTCTTCGTTGAACTGCTCAATCA